ACCAGTGACCGATTGCTTAGAAGGCAATTGCTCTGTCCGGCTGAGCTAACAACGCATGATGCAGATAATGGACCGCCATCGGGGACTTGAACCCCGCGCAGCCAGCTTCGAAGGCTGGCGCTCTATCCCGATGAGCTAATGGCGGTATGTGATGGTGGCCCTTGCTGGATTTGAACCAGCGACCTGGCGATTATGAGTCGCTCGCTCTCACCACTGAGCTAAAGGGCCGGGAGCCGCATAATAACGACGCGTAATTAATTCTTCAATATCATCCGTTCTGGCTGACTAAATCCTGTACTTCCCGAACCGTCTGCTCAAAACGTTCAGTCTCCAGCTCAACGCCAATTGCACGACGCCCTAGCGCCAGTGCCGCTTTCACTGTCGAACCCGACCCCATGAAAAAATCTGCAATCAGGTCACCCGGACGACTGCTAGCGCTGATTATCTGCTGCAGCATTTCTGCCGGTTTTTCGCACGGATGTTTCCCGGGATAGAACTGCACCGGTTTATGCGTCCACACATCGGTATACGGCACCTGCACCGTCACGCCAAAATACCGCCGCAGATGCTTATATTCACTCAGCAGTTCCATATACTGCCGGTTCAGCTCACTGTATGTGCTGACCAGTTGGTAATGGGACTTTTCCAGTTCTCCCCGCTGATGTTTCTCTTCTGCCACCCGGGCAAACAGCGACTGTAATTTCAGATAATCGCTTTCGTTCGGTAGCTGCCACTGACTGGCACTGAACCAGTGCGACACCATGTTTTTCTTTCCTGTGGCATCTGCAATCTGTTTTGCCGTTATCCCAAGAGCAGCACGCGCATCACGAAAGTAAGAAATCAGCGGGGCCATCACATGCTGTTTCAGTGCCCTGCCCTTCGCCTCATCGCCATCATCTTTCGGACGATACGGCCCCTGATAATGTTCCGCGAACAGAATGCGTTCTGTGGCCGGAAAATACGCCCGCAGGCTTTCCTTGTTGCACCCGTTCCAGCGTCCGGACGGCTTCGCCCAGATAATATGGTTCAGCACATTGAAGCGTTCACGCATCATGATTTCAATGTCAGATGCCAGGCGATGGCCACAGAACAGGTAAAGACTTCCGGCAGGTTTCAGCACCCGCCAGAACTGCGCCAGACACTGGTCCAGCCACTTCAGGTAATCATCGTCGCCCTTCCACTGGTTATCCCAGCCCTCGGGCTTCACTTTAAAGTATGGCGGGTCTGTGACTATCAGATCGACAGAGTTTTCCGGTAAGGTCTGGATAAATTCCAGGCAATCAGCGTTGATTAACTCACAACTGGATATTTTTACAGTATTAGCCATAGATCAATAAGCACTTCTCTGATAGGCTCATACCGCTTTTGCGCAAAGCAGATGGGCCTGAGGTTTGCTTGTGACCCCAACGCATGAGCAGATGGCTGGCAGGTGCCGCTAACACCCACCAGCCGCCCATTACCACAAATAAAAAAGCCTTCACTGAGGAAGGCGTCTGTAACAACCGAACTGATAATCTGCCAGACCCGCCATAACAAGCTGGGTCAGTATTAACTGGCAGCGTTCGCGTGAAAGATAAGTGTTCTGCGCAATTTCCCCGGCGGTCGCCGGTTCGGTGACGCTTAATTCATTAAACACCACTCTGGCGGTTTCGGTCATATCCTGCTGTTTTAGCATGCCTTTTTCCATTTTCCGGTTAACGTGACATACCAATAACTCTTGTCGAAAAAGCCAGCAAGTTGAAAGACCGGTATTAGCAACCACCAGCGCGTTTAACGCCCCGTGCCGTTTTTCAGTCATAAAAAAACCCGCAAAAAGCGGGCTCTTTCAAATGTCCATGTCTGCTATTCGCCTCGCGGTACAGCTTTGCGAAGCTTACCGGAATTGAAGCAGTTTTTACGTCAAAAAGCAATAACTTTTTTCTCTATACCAAAAGCCATAACCATTGGTTTGTACAAAATAAATTCTGCCACCTTTAGCCAATGCTCAATGCGTCTTTCACAGGTTCTTAAACTCCATTCCGGATGTGCATCATTCAGCAGTTCAGCCATTTTGCGCTTAGTCATCCCCCGCCCCACATAACGCTGACTCAGAACATTGAGCAGCCCGGAATAACCTGCCAGTACTTCACCAATAACCCTGTCGATTATTAACGCCTCTGAATCGGTACAATGTGCCAGCCAGCTTTTTTGATTGCCGTTGATCATATCCCGCAAAAAAGCCTCAAGTTCAGGTTTGTCCAGACCCGCTTTTTTCATCCTCCGGAGCGCCTCGTTAATTGCCGTTTTTGTCAGCTTTTTAGAGGTCAGTAATTGGTTGAACATATTTCCCGTCTTACCGTCGCCAATATACGACCAACGCCCCCACATACGCAGTTTCCCCTGGATCCAGACACTTTCCAGCGTTTTCAGGCGTAAATGCTCACCGCTTTTGCCTGTAATTTCCGGGTATATCATATTTATGCTCACTCACTTTCAATTTTGTAAATCTTCACGCCCAGCCGCCCACCAGAAACGAGCTGACCGCGCACAATATTGATTTCATCAAACTGCTCGTCGTCTATAAGTAGTCCGGCATGCGTAAGCGCATCCAGTGGTGCCTTCAGGATATTGTCCAGGTCGCGGCGGCGCTTATCCGGTGGCTCTGCAATAATCTTTATCGCCAGCCTTCCGGACAGGTTTAATTTCAGCCGCTGCTGGCGAACAATAAGTGCCACATCCCGGCGATAACGCTCACCGGCTTTTGACACAAAATATGTGCTGCCACGACGTCGCCAGTAGGTGTTCACCGTCGGCGGGTAAGGCAAAACAAATTCTATGCGTTCAGTCATTCATGCTTTCCACTTCAGGACACCCGAATTTCTCGCGTGCATTAAAAAACGAATCAGCAACAACAGCTGGCTGCCGTGTTTTTCTTCAAAATCTTTTACCCCGGCGTGCAGTTCGTTATGACATTTACGGCACAGCGGAATAACAAACAAATCATCAGCCTTTGTTCCCATCCCTCCCAGTCCATGACCAATGATGTGATGCGGATCATCTGCCTGATTACCGCACGTCATGCATTTCTGCGTTTTTACCCAGCGCGTGTATACAGGCATCTCTTCCCGTTGTGGTTTCTGGCGCTGGAGATACTGAGCCGGTGACTCCGGATCAACGGCAATGCTGACCACCGTCTTTTCCTGTGGCGGGTTTTGCTGGTGGGCGTGAGGCAGCAGCGCAAGATTTTTTGTGCGCTGCTTCAGTATGCTGGTGGCGGTCTGCTCTCCCGGTACGATGTCGCTTTCGCGGTACACCGAGCGGATTTTTTCCGCACGCAATCCCAGAGAACGACGTAATACTGCCTCCGGCAATACGTCCGCTACCTGATTGCAGACCGCCCACCAGGATAATTCAGCCAGCGATAACTCCCGCTCCTGTGTACCGTTTATTGCGTGGCGGATGACGTCAATCATCCAGGATGTCAGGTTTTGTTGAGCAAGTTGCCCGAGTGATTCTGAAGTCTGGTCGCGTAACTGATTATCACAGTGCCAGCACAATACCATCGCGCCGGTACCGTAACGATGTATGACGGTTTCACTGTGGTGGTAGTCACCATGAGGCCACTGGCAGGATTTAACATGGCGTAACAGCCAGTCAGACAATGCGCCAGCGCCGCCAGCAGCACGAGTCACCCGCTCATCGCTGAAAAATGGCAGTAATGATTTATCTTCCGCGAGCGGCTGGCGCACGGCAGGAACAGCTCCTGACGGCAGACCGCGCATGCTTTTCGGTTCCGGCTCCACCAGCACCCGGGGATTATGAAATACCTGTATGGATTCACGGCCCGGCTTAAGGACCACCAGCCCGAGTTCCGGTACCAGAACAGGTCGAAGTAATACCCGCACGTTACCTCCAGATACGCTGCTGGAATGTGCGGGACGGAAGCGGTGGGCGTTCAGAGTAAGGCAGTCTGACTGAGATTATCCAGTGTCGGAAGTCGAAGCTGAGGTCTTTCTGAAACTCGTAACCACGTCCGCGGTAGTTCTGAATTAGCCACTCTGCCTGCTCTTCAGTACATGGATCATGCTGGAACCAGTCAGATTTGAATGCATGAGAACGCCGCCCGTGCCTGCTGGCAAAGACGGCTGAATTATCAGAATTGTGTTGTCTGGAATTTTGCGCCATCGGCTTTCTCCGGTGGCACAGTGTTACTCAACAGGGGTTCAGCCCTGCGCTGAATTGTAGATGAATTCACTCATCTTCAAAAGCAGAAAAACCAGCCTTAATCCCAGCTTCTTTCAGAGACGGCAACGATGTGACAAATTCATTTGCACGCAAAATAAAACCATCCGTCACAAGCCCATCCACCAAATGAATTAACGCAGCTCCACTCTTCCTTTGTTGAGACTGTAAACATTTAATACGGCAGTGGCTGACAATAGCGCCATTCTCAACGCGCACAGTATAGAGGCCATCCTCACTAAAAATTTCACGTAATTCTTCGATTTTCATCAACAGAATCCTTCCAGATAAATAGCACTCCCCCTGTTCGGGGTCCATCCCTCTTCTCCCTGCGCGCTACTTAAGTATTTTTGATTCTATTCTGGCACCGTCCAAAACTTCAAACACGTTGAAAATAAAAACAAAAAACCCGCCGAAGCGGGTATACTCAAACAATCTGGAAAATATTTCTTGGATTTGTAATAGGTCTGTTGATGGAGAACAACTCACGAATTAAATCTTGGCTCAAGCCAGTTTTCATAAGAATTCTTAGCCAGGTTGCATCATCCAGCATTTCAATCGCCTCGGCCAGCATGCCGGGTTCTTCAGGGCGCAAAAGTTCATCACCAGGTTCAACTCTCGTATACCCTCTGGAATTAAGATGCATATAGCCAGTTCTTGCCTGTTCCTGGGTCAATAAGCCTAATGCGCTGGCTCGATAAATACACATTTTAAGGCTGATTTTCCATCTAAGTTTAAATTCAACCAGAGCATTCCAGTCGAATTGCTTACCTCGTATTCGTGGAAATTCTTTAATGAAAGATAACCTGGGAACTAATAAGGCGCTCGAAAAGTGATCGGCTTGTGATTCCGTAAGTTTATCACCTGTCGTTATGCCCTCATGCATTACTAAATGCCCTAATTCATGACCTAAATCAGAGCGAAATCTACATATGCTTTTTTTAACATTGTTCCTGATGATAACAGGCCTGTTATTGTGAACAGTAAAAGCATCAACACGATCATCGACTCCCGTAACATGCGCAACGATTACCCCTAAACTCTCCGCCAATTTAACCATTGATGATATAGGGCCAAGACCTAAATTCCAGGCACGGCGACAATCTTCTGCCACTCGCTCAATATCATTCGGAGTAAGTAATTCAGCCCCTGGGTGCTCCGGTATGTTAACGTCAGGAAATTCGATTTCACCTTCAACAGCAGAAATTATAATATTAAGAATCTCAGCCCTGGCCAATACACTATTAGTCAGCGTTTGAGTCCTGGACTTCTTACTCCGAAAATGGCAGACATCACTTTCCAGAGCGTATTTTCGTTCAGTAAAAAGAAAACTGGACTTAATCATAAGCGCTGAAGATATTAACTCAAGACATTGCTCCGATGGCCTGCACCCCTTCTCCAGTTTGCTAACGAATTGCTTTGTCTTGCCAATTTTTTCGGCTAACTCTTCACAAGAAAGCCCAACAGCCATTCTCGCTAGTTTGAGCTTATCACCCCGATACTCAGTGAAGTTATTCACCTGATGTTCCATCACTGCTCACATCCAAATCTTTATCCTTCGTACGCCGACGAAGAGGCACCTTATTAATCTCCGCTTCGTCAGGGAGTGTGTTATAATCAAGAGACATAAGCGGCATCGATGCTGTAGATTGATGAGAAACTATACTAATCTGAGCACCATAAGTATTAAATCCAACAAGAGCTACCTCCCAACGAGGCAGTGTGGACTCTAATTCACCATCGCCCTCTTCGGATAAAAAAGGCTCAGCTATGACTCGCCATGTAATATCTTGCTCAGCCTCAACATCACCAAACAATGAGAGCTGCTCATACTCTACTTTATTTCGACGCAGACGATGTTTCTTTTTGGGGTTATTAATGCAATCTTTGGTAAATTGTAGCGGAACTTTATTTAAAGCAACTACATAGTCCAACCCCTTGGAAATCATCTCAAGGCCAGGAATTGCATCTTCATTTTGAATAAGATGATTTCTGACCCAATCATAAGCCCTTACACCTTCAGACCAGTTGCTGTCTAATGCGTGCTTATGATAGTACAGCTGCTCAAGTACGTTAGCGATCTCCGCCAACAAGTGGCGAACATAGTTTTCAGCAAGATAAGGTTGAAATTCCCAACAAGGAGCTAACTGATTTTCATTCATTTCAAGTTTCGCTTTTTTTAGAATTCGTAAACCACATATTTTCGCATTTTTCTATTTTTGTCAACCAGACTAATGCAAAAACCCGCCGAAGCGGGTTAAGTGCGGGTGCGTTGAGGATGCCTGGCACATCAGAGGTGGCGGGAGATTACTCCCCCGCCGGGTCTCTTACTCCTCAGGTTCGTAAGCTGTGAAGACAGCGACCTCCGTCTGGCCGGTTCGGATTCGTACCTCGCAGAGGTCTTTCCTCGTTACCAGTGCCGTCACTATGACGGTTAAACAGATGACGATCAGGGCGATTAACATCGCCTTTTGCTGCTTCATAGCCTGCTTCTCCTGTGTAAGTTCACAGAGATATTGCAATTGCCTCCGGATAAGTAAGGGGAG